AAAGTAATAAATCTTCTTTACCATAAACTGCATCAGGGATAGAGTTTACGATATCGTTTAATTTAGCGATTACGTTTGCAGATGTGATAGAGCCAGAGATTGGTTGTCCACCGATTAATGTAGAGCCAGAGTAAGCTGGGATAACACCAGTTGATACTGTGATTGAGCCCGATACTACAGTTGTATTATCTCTGATAGAGCCAGATAATAAAGATTGGAATCCTTCGAATTGTCCGTTAACGTTTGTACCTGCCCAAATGTTTTGTTCAGTTACTTCAGCAACTTTACCACCAACATAAGAGATTAAGTAATCGTTGAATGTAGCTGGGATAGTATCAAATGCGCTAAAGCCCAATTGCATCGCCTGCCAAGAATCAACAAACTCTTGCTTACATAATTCCAAGTTAACTTGTAATTCTTTTGGTTCTAAAATTCTTTCAGATAATGCAACACTACCTGAAGTTACGAAATCGCAAGAAGCATCTTGTACGATTCCACTCACGTCTAATTTTTGGATAACTTCTTTGAACTTCACGTTAGGGTGAATCTCAACATATTTGTTATCCAAAGTTTTTGCACTTAAAAGTGCTGCTGCGATGTATTGTCCTGCAAACTCACCTGCGTAGGTATTTTGAGTAAATGTAGGCAATGCAAAGTTTTGATTTTTTTTCATTGTTTTCCTTTTGGAGTTAATAATTTATTTATATAATTTTGATAAGAATGAATCTTGTGTATTCATTAATTTCTTACCGTAATTCTTTCTATTTAGTTCTACTGAAGCCATTTTAGTTTCAACAGGTGCACCATTCAATTTAGGAAGTTCCATTTCTTCAATGTCATCTTCTTCTTTTACATCAGCTTCTTTGTCTACTACTTCTTCTTCCATCTTCATCTTACCCATTTCTTCCATTTTCTTCTCCATCTCTTCAATACGATATTGTAATTTAGTTACGATATCTTTTAATTCGATTTCGATTGATGGTTCATCTTCTGTATCTGCTGGCATACCATCACCTGTTGAAGGTAAAGGACCAACTTCTTCAGTTTCTTCTGCCATTTGAATATCTTCAACGGCTTTAGCACCATCAGCTTGTGGTAAATCTTCTGTCTTAATGGTTTCAGCATCTGCATCAGCTAATTCAACGTTCATTCTTTCTTCAATCTTACCATCTTTTGTGATAACTTTGATTAAGTTTTCGTTGCCTGATTCATCTTTCAATGCTAATTCATGCTCACCATCTGGAGCTGGGGTTTTAGTACCATCTTCTGATACTACGAACAATTCTTCACCTACATCGAAAGTAGGAGATTCTACGATTGTTCCATCTTTTAATCTAGCATAAGTTAATCGTACCTCATCTTTGTTTAAAAGAGTGATTATCTTATTTAGGACTTGTTTTGCGTTCATATAATCTGTTGTTTAGTTATTTAACATATGTTGTTTAAAATATAGTTGTTTTTTTTTATCTTACTTGGGTTACAGTTGCAATTATTGATGGTATTCCTGGGATATTACCTGTTGCTGGATTGGATAATAATACTGCATCTCCACCCGTACTTTGAAAAACTAATTCAAAGTAATCACTTGCATTAGCTTCTACTACATAATTCCATGCAGCCATTAATTCATCATTATTTGCTAATGTAACTCTACCTGCTGTATTACTTATATTAGTTCCGTTTTTCTTTAACCAAATATATACATCATCTGCTCCTGTATCTGCTAATAATTGTGCTGAGAATTGAATATTGTATGTACCCCCATTTGCTACTATCATTTGAGTACCACCACCATTTAATGAAACACCTTGTGATATATCAGTTGTATTGAATGTCATTGATTGTGATACTGCTGCACTACCCGATTGAGTTACAGTTGAATAGAATGCTCCAACGTTAAACATCTTATGTCCATACATAAACAAGTCACCACTACCACTTTGGATAGTCAATGAACCCGTCATAGAAGTACTTCCACTTACATTTAATGTACCTTCAACAAATGTGTTCGAACCACTATCGATTAAGAAAGCAGTTTTTCTACTTGCTTCAGCCGTACCTGTACCTACTGCGAAAACAGTTTCAGCAGTTTGGTCTTTTGTTCCATCAATAGAGTTAAATCTACCAACGAATACAGTACCATAATCTGGCATTGTTGGACCAGCTTGTCTAGTGTTAGTACCAACTGCAACTAATCCTTGTCCTAATAGTGTTGTACAAATAAGGTTAGTGTTATCTCCATTAAGTGATGCAGACATTACATTACTACTACCTATGATACCACTTCCAGCTCCAATAGTTCTACTTGATGGGAATGTAGCGTTAGAGCCTGATGCGTATATGATGTTAGCAGGTCCTATATTAAGAAAGGAGCTTATTCCAATATTTGCAGTATTTGCTGCGTATGTAGATGGGAAGTATGAGTTGTTAACCGTTAATTGTCCTTGTACTATTGCACTATTTAAATTGATAGATGAACTATCCATATTTAGGGCAAGAGTACCACCAATATTATTATTAGTAATACTAACACCTCCTGATAATGGAGTTTTATATGCAACTATGGTAACCCCAGAACTATTTACAACGTTATTAGTAAATGATAAACCACTAACTGCTTTTTCAAAGTTGTTAGCTGCCGAAGACCCGAATAAAACTTGTCCACCAGCTAATACGTTATTAGTTATAGTAACGGCAGATGAACTAACAGGTCCTCTATATTGTAATGGAGTTGCTGTTACACCAAAATAGTTACTTGATATTGTTGGTGAGAATGTCAAAGAGCCTGTTACTTGCGGCATTCCTGCTCCATTTGCTGCAATTCCAATATTACCACCCGTCATATATCGTTTAAACCCTGCAGTTGGGGCTGCTTGATTTGCGAATATGTTATTACTACCACTTATAACTGTATCTGATGCAGTATTACTATTTTTGAATATTAAGTTTACAAAGTTTGTATTTGATGAAGAAGATAAGTGTAAAAGAGATGCGGTTGTATTATTAAATCCTACGGGTGCTAATGATAAGCTACCTGAACGAACTTGCATTGTTACATTTCCAGCATCAATTCCATTTCCAACACCATTTGTTGCACCTATTTTAATACCTCCATCTGCAGCAAGTTCCATAAAGTTATTACTTGTTGTAAACTTTATACTTCCACTTCCACCTCCACCAACCTCTCCGTTATTATTAATACGGAAATCACCATATGCTTTGAAGTTAGAATTTTCAGATTGAAATTCAATATTAGTTTGTAAACCAGGTTGTGCTACTAAATTCAATTGAGTATTACCAGCGGTTGATATAGTTTGATTGCCCGTAAATGTGTTAGAGCCTGTTGTAGCAAATATACCATAATTAAGTATTTGTGCTGATGATGATACAGTTCCATCTGGCACACTTCCACTACCACCACCTCCACTAAATGAAGATGTTGCAACTAATGTAGATATGTTACTACCATTACCTACCCAAACATATCCTTCTGCTAATGAAGCAGTTAAAGTACCTTGTATGTTTTGATTGCCTGTAAATGTATTACTTCCAGTCGTTGCGAAGCCTGTACCTGTTACAATAGCATTTATTCTACTATCTACCGAGCCACTAAAGTCTTGGTATATTCTACCATCTACTTCATTATTAAATCCGTAGAATCCATTATTTGCTAAGTTATCTACATTTACTACCGTTGTACGAATAGGACCTGTAAAATCAGTATTGCCTTGGAATTGTATTGATGTACCTGGTCTGAATATAATCGGTCCACCACCATCAAAGGTATCTACTTTAAATGAACTACCCGTAATTGATACAGGTTGTGTGCTACTACTTACGATTAATCCACCAGCTATCGTTTGATTACCAATGAATGCGTTAGAGCCTGTTGTAGCGAATGAGCCTGTATTAATAGTACTTCCACTAACATCAGGTATTACTACACCGAATGTAGATGCATCACCTTTTGTGAATGTTAATGTGTTACCACTAAATGAAGCAGTTACTAATGAACTTGCAGTAATTGCTGAAGTTACATAAGATGAAGTTGCTGCATTTAACGCGTTTATAGATGTTTGTTGAGATGCAGATGATACATTCAAATTAGAAATTGATACTAATGTGGATGCACTAAATGCTTCTAAATTAGCAGTTTCAACTAATAAACTTGCAGTTGTTGTGTTTAAGTTATTTATTGATATCTGTTGAGATGCAGATGATGCATTCAATTGTGATATAGATGAATCCGTAGATGCA